GTCTGAAGAAGGTGCAATCAAACAAGAAGCAACTTTAACAGAGATATTACAACGCATAAGACAAATGAAAGAGGCAACTTTTGGTACAGATACTGGTGTCAATTATTATGCCTTGTCTTAAGTGTGACGAATTAATTTAAGGAGAGCAAAATGAAATTAAGTGAATATTTTAATATGTTAGATAATTTTGACAGAATATGGCAAGACACAAGGCTTACAGCAAATGGTAAAATAGCTATAGCAAAAGAATTTGTTCATGCACTACCTCCAGTTCAAATGGTTAGAGCTACAATAAATACTAGAAATTTTTTATTGGAGTATTTTACAAACACTATTAATGGAGCAGTTGATGCCGAGACAAAGCAGAGCAAAGTGGAAGCCAACAGTGGGAGCAAAGTGGACGGCAAAAAATCTGCACAAACACCCAAACAGACTTCTAAAGGAAAAAGGCGGTCCTGAGTATGAAAAACTTTGCGAGCATCTTAGAAAAATGGCTAAAACCAAAGCAGGTCGCCCAAGTGGGTTACCTGACGGGTGGGGCAAAAAACAAGACGAGCTTGCAGAAGAACGAGCTAAAGTTAAACAAAAAGCAAAAGAGAAAGTAGATAAAATGATCGAACAAGGATTATTACCCGATGACGACAACATTGCTAAAAGAGCAGTATCGGTTCTGCTTGAAATTGCTGAAGGTCCTGATGCTGCTAATACAAAAGCAGGCGCAGCAAAAGCACTATTAGAGTTTACTAAGCAAAAGCCTGTAAATAAATTAGAAGTAAAGGCAGTCGCAGAAGAGTGGCTGGCAAGTTTAGATGAACCCAAAAGCATTGATGATACGAAAGAAATTGAGGGATAATTTTGATTTCTATTCTAAAAATTGTTTAAAAATTCGTACTAAAGATGGTGACGTAGTTAATTTAAAACCTAATGTTGCTCAGCAGCAACTACTAGATATTATAAATACTCAATATGAAAAAGAAGGCAAAATTCGTGTTATAATTCTTAAAGCTAGACAAATGGGATTATCCACTATGGTTGGTGGTTGGTTGTATTGGTGGCTATCACAACGTAAAGCACAAAGAGGTATGGTTGTTACACATCATGCTGACTCAACAAGAGCTTTATTTGATATGACAAGAAGATATCATGAAAATTGTCCTGAACCTGTAAAACCACATACTAAGTATTCTTCAAGAAAAGAAATCAACTTTAATTTTTTAGATAGTTCTTATGTTGTTGCTACTGCAGGTGGTGATTCAATTGCACGAGGAGAAACTATAACAGTTTGTCATTTATCAGAATTAGCGTTCTGGTCTCCATCTACTGCAGAAGAAAATTTTAATGCTATTATGCAGGCTGTTCCCAATAAAGATAACACAGCTGTTTTTATTGAGTCTACGGCAAATGGTGTGTCTGGTAAATTTTATGATTTATGGCGTGGAGCTATTGAAGGTAGTAATGGTTTTATTCCAGTATTTTTACCTTGGTTTATACAAGATGAATATGCTGAACAAGCACCTGAAAACATGGAATATTCACCTGATGAAGAGCAATTAAAAAAAGAGTTTGATTTAACTGATGATCAGCTTTCATTTAGGCGTAAAAAAATAGCTCAAAATGGCATTGATTTATTTAGACAAGAATATCCGGCAAATGCTGATGAAGCTTTTTTAACATCTGGTAGACCTATTTTTAATCCAGATCAAGTTATGGAAATGTTAGATAAAGCTGAACCTGTAAAACAAAGATTAGCATTAGAAGAAGAAACTTGGAAAACTCACCCTAGAGGTGAACTAGTTTTATATAAAGATGTTGATCCTGCAGGCATTTATACAATCGGTGCCGACGTTGCAATGGGTATTAGAGGTGGTGATTATTCT